GACGGACGGACACACAAGCACCTTGACATCTTTTTCGAATGGGTCGCACAGTTTCTTCAGGGTTTCGTCGTCGACATTTGTCCCGTAATCGAACCAGATGATTCGCTCGCCCGTCTTGATGAGCTTCGGGAGTCCAGACATGTCCGTGACGAAATTGACATTGACATGTTGTCCTTTCATCATGGCGTACGCGTGAATGTTCATAAGCGAGTGGAGGGTCGTTGCCGAAAGCGCCTTGTTGCGTGTCACGACACAGACATGCATTATTCTTTAATATATCTGTTTGCTTAGATCTGTTTACACGACGCCGCCAAGTACTTTATCGGTCCTCGCAGGTACGGTTCAGTCGAAACCGGACCCACTAAACAATCGGTACAAACATCTTCAGAGGCGTCGACGCAAAATATTTGCGTTGGTCGTCCCCGAGGTGAATCCGGGTCGTGTTTTCTCCCAAGGAGGAAGTGAGGATTAAGAAGAATACTTTGCAATGAAAACATCGTATAAACCAGAGTTGTCTAGGGTTGTTGCGAACGCCGAACCATCCTTATTGTATAGCGTCAAAGGATTTGAATAGTAAGATCCTGTGACGTAAAAACTTCCTGAAGAATCAACCACTATTCCAGTACCTTGATCAATTTCAGTTCCTCCAATACGTGAACCCCACTGGACGTTTCCATTCGTATCATACTTGGCTATGAATACATCACTGGAACCAGAGTTGGTTAGGGTTGTTCCGAACTCCGAACCATCCTTGTTGTATAGCGTCAAAGGATTTGCAGAATAATATCCAGTAACATAAACATTTCCAGACGCGTCGGCAGCTATTGAATTACCTATACTATTACCACTACTTCCTGCAATTCGTGCACCCCACTGAACATTTCCATCTGTGCTGTATTTCGCAATTAATATATTATAAGGACCGGAGTTGGCTAGGGTTGTTCCGAACGCCGAACCATCTTTGTTGTATAGCGTCAAAGGATTTGCAGAATAATATCCAGTAATATAAATACTTCCTGACCCGTCAACAGCTATTGAATAAGATATATTATAAAATCCTGTGCTACCTGCAATACGAGTACACCACTGAACATTTCCATCTGTACTATATTTCGCAATAAATATATCATATGATGCAATAAGTGGCAATGAGTTTGTAAACTCAGAACCATCCTTATTGTATAACCTACAGGGATTTGATGTGTAAGTTCCAGTAACATAAACACTTCCAGAGGCGTCAACCGCTATTCCATTACTAGCTTCATTTCCAGTACCTGAAATACGAGCACACCATTGAACATTTCCATCTGTACTATATTTCGCAATAAATGCATCATAGGAACCTGAGTTGGTTAGGGTTGTTCCGAACGCCGAACCATCCTTGTTGTATAGCGTCAAAGGATTTGAATAGTAATATCCAGTAACATAAACACTTCCAGACGCGTCAACCGCTATTCCATTACTTTGATCATATCCAGTACCTGTGATACGAGCACACCACTGAACATTTCCATCTGTACTATATTTCGCAATAAATGCATCATTGAAACCTGAGTTGGCTAGGGTTGTTGCGAACGCCGAACCATCCTTGTTGTATAGCGTCAAAGGATTTGAAGCGTAATATCCAGTAACATAAACACTTCCAGATGCGTCAACCGCTATTCCAGCACTTTGATCATTTTCAGTACCTGTGATACGAGCACACCACTGAACATTTCCATTCGTATCGTACTTGGCTATGAATACATCATAGAAACCAGAGTTGTCTAGGGTTGTTCCGAACGCCGAACCATCCTTATTGTATAGCGTCAAAGGATTTGAATAGTAAGATCCTGCGACGTAAAAACTTCCCGAAGAGTCAATCGCTATTCCAGCACTTTGATCAAATACAGTACTTGCAATACGAGCACTCCACTGAACTTTTCCATTTACAGAAATTAATTCTGAATTCTGGTAACTTATTTTAGAAACCGTTCCAGGACTATTTACAACATCAGTGCCACGGATGTACGAATCGACACCCGTTCCGACTTGTCCGCCAGGGAATGACGTCACGGGAACGTTTCCACCTTCGCGCTCCGTGTAGAGCATCGTCGCCTCACCATCCTTGACACGCATGAGGTTGTACGACATGGCGTAAATTCGTAAAGAACGTTCGGACGCGCTCGGTGCCAGTGTCAACGTGTGCTGTTGGCGGGTCACCTGTGACATATTCACACTCCCGGTTGGTTGATCCATTTCAGGTTCGAGTGCAAAGCTGTACATGTAGTATCGACCGTCAGGGACGCGCGTATGAAACTCGAGACCCTGTGCGACCCGAAGATATTGTGCAGTTGCGTAATCAGGTGTGATCCGGTCGACACCATTGAATGTCAGTCGGAGATTCACAAGTTGGTCTGTTGTTCCATAATCGTACACATTCGAAGCTGCATCGCTCTGAATGACCCAAAAGAGTTCCTTGACATCATTCACGAGGTCGGTATAGAATGTATAGGATGTTTGGGACGGTGTGACTGGTATCCGAAACTGGACGCGCTGAAACGTCTGGGTCATATAGACCACCTCGTGACTCGTGAACCAATCCCGTTCCGCCTTGGAAACATAGACATATTCGACAAAAAGACTAACGTCAATTGGGTTTTTGTATGTCGATGGCTGGAATACGACACGGAATCGAGGTGGTTCGTCGAGTGCAAGGAGCGGAAGGCCCTTTTTGAGAACAAAGAACGGCAAAGGAATATGGTAAGACGCAAGTGGAGTGATTGTGTTTTTACCGACAAGCGTTGTCAGGGCACTTTGTTTCGCCTGAGGAACGGTTATGTCTTGGAGCATGTAGATGTTTTCGCCGTAAAGTCTCTCGATAAGTTGATCCTTGTAGAGGAGTTCGACCCGGTCAATCATGGCTGTTCCTTGGGAAGGTTGAGCGGGTGTCGGGGCGCCGCTTGGCCATACGACTCGAAGATACATGGTTCGGGCAATGTCACCCGTCTTTGAAATCCAGACCGTCATGTCGTCACCAAAATGAACATCCTTTGGAAACTGCAACCGGATAAGCTGTCGACTAAACGGCGCCGGTGGCATCTATTTACAATACAGAATTAAAAAGCAGTCCTCCGAGCCCACTATACGTCTCGAGAACATTGTACACCTTGGCATAGACTCGAAGGGTCGTTTCGGACGACTGGACCGATACTGGAAACACCTCGAGTGTCGGCGTCGCTATACGAGACGCATTGATCGCACCGGATGGTTCAGAGAGCATCTCTGGGTTGAGAGCCGCCGAAAGGACATAGACGTTTGTGCTTGGCATGGATGTATGCGCCTCGAACGCCCGAATCGTCTTGGCAGTCACCTGATCATCGTCGATGAGTATCTCGTTGTTCAGACGAAGAACAAGCCGAGCCAGGGGTACGTCCGTTGTGACCCAAAGTTCACGAACTGGATTGACGAACCGGAGTGTGAATGTTTCAGAGACGCGATTTGCATGGAGGGAGAATTCGTTCAGGTATGTCTGACCGTAGAGACTCAGAGGCTTCTTAGGTGGTTCGGTGTACTTTTCGTACTTGACCAAAAGTGATGTCGCGAGAGAAGATGTCATTGTCAAAGGGTTGAACTGAATAAAGTTATTATGAGGCCAGTAAGTGTCTACTCTATTTTCTACAAAGTATACATACCTCGAGCCAACAGCAACGTAAAACGGACAAACATAATAATACTTATTATCGTATTGGTCTGTATAAAAGTTTTGAGGTATTATAAGATTTATGTTTGGGTGTGATCCATCTGATGCATTGACAGTGCCGTCACGTCTAAAATCAAGCCATTTCCATGAACTCGAAGATGTAAACGACTTTGTGGTATCGTACATGTAAATTGAAGTTATACGATATGCAACTTCAGTTCCGCGAATATCGGAAGCCATATAATACACATACTTTCCGTCAAACCCTATTGGGATGTGAAATTCATAATCCCATGATCGCACAAATCCCGAATTGTCGAGATAGTATTCCCAACTTGATTGTAAGTTTATATCCTTTGTGTTATCATAACGAGTAAAATACCAATTACCCGAACTGAGTATATCGGCTACATATGTATAACGACCGTCTGAGATGAAAGGGAAACCTATCATATTTCCTATCGGAAAAGGGCTTAAAGTAGACTGAGAACCACGTGTGAATGTATTTGCAGACCAGTTTTGGGTATCTTGGCGTAACACACCCGTTCCCTGAGGTCCTTGTGCCTGTGCGGTGTATATATACCGTCCATCGAATGACGACTCGAAAAGATATGTAACTTCGGGAATTTGAGAGTTATCATAATCACCTGGAAATGCGTCTTTGACGCTCAACGGGAGTGAATTCGGACCAAGAGTCCATGTGTACGAACTTGCTGAATTAAAATCGGCATATGTGTCGTATCGTAAATATACAATATTTGGCCATATTGCGCGATATGGAATGTATTGATTTCCAGAAGTTTGAACAGCCGTGTAATAAGCCGTCCATGTATACAATGTATTTGTTGTGTTATAAACTGTTTGTGTATTTGATGAACTACTGTACGACCCATAGGACCCCGCGTAACTTGAAAAAAGATTATCAAATGCGGCATTTGAAGATGCACTTAACGGGGGAGTAACTCCAAATACTATGATGTTAAGCGTCCACGTGTGTTGATCTCCTCCGAGTGATCCACTTAAAAGAGCCGTTCGGTACCCATTAACTATGTAGTAGTTACACCCGTGCCAAAAATACAAATAACGAGCATCTGCCAAAACAGTCTCGATATTATTTCCACCTGAATACCACGGTGTTCCGGGTGTGTCGGCGAAATAAGAATACGTACTCGTCGTCCACGGGGTGTTTGGATTGCTCAGTATAGCGTCTAAATCTGCTTTTATCAAGTATTTACTATATGTACTATAAATTGTATTTCCAACCACGACAAACTTTCCCCAAGACGAGTACCCCGGGGAAACCGGCGTCCATTTGCTCCAGACATTCGTATCTTGATTGTAAATTCTGTATGAGTTGTCTGGTGAATGTCGAGTGATCACGTAATTTTTATAACTACTTACGTGTTGAGTAGATACATTTGAGGAATAATAATTGTAACTTTGGGCCAGATTGGCTACTTGCCAAGATCCTCCATCAAAAAAACCATTCGTTGTGATGAGGTTCGACGGCAAGTTTTCAAATTTTTCCAGATCCACTTCGACAGTAACGTCTTGACGGTACAGCTCGGACATGCTCAAAAAGTCCATGTTGAATGTGAGACGTGTATAGTACTCCCTCGGTGTATACACTGCCGATGTATCATTCTTGCCTTCGAGAATCGTGAGCGCCGCCTGATTTTCGTACACAATTCCAAGATCATCTTCGACAATGAGACGTTCTGCAGTCAACCGATCGATTGTTTGACCACCGATCAAAAGACGCGCCTCTTTCACAAGCCGACACGCAACCGAATCTTTGTATGAAAATCCAACAGACGGCGGTGGAGTAAATCCTCGAATCCATCCCGCCTGTACAAGTGTTAGTGGTGCTGTAAGAGTTCCCCCAGTAAAATTATATCCAAAATAACCAGACGAAGTAAAAAAGTCCGGTGAACGAATATCAAAACCCCAAAACGACGCACTATTCTCATTTTTAAAGAAAATATTTGTATAAACAGGTGATGTAAATACAAACTTGTTCAGAGTCGAATTATACGCGACTGAAATATTCGCATAACCGACAAAGTTTGTAGCCCAATAATTTAAAAACTGAGTGTTAAAATATCCAATAAAATCACCTGGTTGAATAGCCTGTGTGTTTGTTAAAACAAACACGTTTCCGTCCACCTGATCATTGTAATACGGGTACACATAACCTGGTCCCAGAGGCGTGTACAACTGTGGAAGTTCAGAACGAAGTGTCAACCGCCGAAGAATATCTCCTTTGGGTGGAATTGTACAACTGGCTGTTGAACCAAACGGAGGATTCTGCTGATCGAAAGGCACTTCGATCGATTCAGCCACGTAAACCTCTCGTTCTTGGTACTGTGACGAAAACAATGTGTAGCTCGGATCCTCTGTAAACGGACCCCGAGCTTGCAGGTGAACTTGGGCACCTGACATCTACCAGGAGATGCGTTTTTTATTTTGACCATTTTTGAACACATGTATCAGGAAT